TGTGCTTTTTGTTAAAGATTTTATTGAATTCAACAATCTTGTTTAGTGGATATGTCTGTGCCATAGAATGTACGGTCGGAATAGCACCGAATAGTTTGATGATATTTCTGTATTGAGCCAATGTGAAATGTGAATTCTTAATGAGGTCTATGTTACTATGATATGTTGTTCTGAAAGAATCAATAGTTGATTTCCATGAGGCCTCTGGATTAGCACCCTTAAGTGTACCTGTATTGATAACGAGTCTGAGTTCGTTAACTTTGTGACCGGCCTTCTGTAGGCGATGTAGTTCGTGAGCACCAGCAACAATAGAAGATGATTTAGAATTTGCGGCAACAACAAGGTAATAGATACCATTGTCTTTGATATTGTTAAGATAACCATTCGTTATCATCCAATCGTCAGCCTCTTTGTTTGAGTGTGAAGAAGATTGACCAGATTTACCTTTTAAAATACCTTTGACAATTTTACCAAAGTTGTGTTCGTCATATGCATCCATTGTGACGAGTCTCACATAATCTTCGATTGCTTCTTTAGTCTTTGCAAGACGGCCTGTTTTGATTTCTGTAGTACCATTGAAGATAACATCAGCCAGTGTCTGTGGTGAACGGGCTTTGTCTGGTGGATTACGGAACAATGCAAACGAGGTAAATGAATGCCAGTCTGCACAGGTATAGTAGTCTACGATTACGTTTGTGAAACCTTGTTGTTCCAATTCTTCTAGTCGAGTACGGCCGTCATTAAAATGTTTTTTGTTGTCCATCATTCCGATGACGCACATTGGTATATGAGAAAGTTCATAACCATATTGGCGCATACTTTGCCATACTTTTGGTGCGTTAATACCACGGCCGTTTGAACGAGCCGCTTGAATCATAAACTTGTGTCTTTTAATATGGTCTTGCATATTATCTGGATACTTGTGTAACTCAGAATCCGGAATATCGTACAACATATCTTTGATGTCCATAATACGGCGGTCAATAAATTTTAACGTTTTGAAATTTATTTTAAGTGCTTTGTTATCGTATAGACCTGGCCAAACTTTTGGATTGACATATTGTTTTGAAATCTCCACATGTTCTTGTGTGAATGTTTTTTCTGAAAGTGGTACTGCGTGTGTTATGCTCATTTAGTTTCTCCATTATAAAATTTGATTATTAGTTCCATGTGATATCCGGATTGCTGGTAGCATCGCCTGCACCCAATATGCAAGCCAGTTTACTATCGTATTCGATGAGTGTCCAGCTTCGTTTCTCTTTGTTGATTAGTAATGTTACGTGCGTACCATTAGTTGTTTTGCCGACCCAAACTGGCATCTCTTTGTATTGTTCTGTAAAGTATTGCATTACGGATTCAGCATTTGAACATTTTATAGATTTCGTCAGATTAATTACTTCTTGTGCGAATGTTGTAGTACTGAACAGGAGTGCTAAGGTAATGATTGTTTTACGCATTGTGGTTCCTCTATGTGTTGCATGGTTCGTTGGTGTAATTTATCCCAAACGTCTGGTTCTCCCCAGAATAGGAAGAATAAAATTAGAATAACAATAATGTCAGTCATTTGCGAGGACCTCTAGGAATTCTTTCGGAAGGCGGCCGCCGGAAAGTCCGGAGGCGCTGGAAAACATAATATGCATCATACTGGTCTGAATATTTCTGGTTCATAATGTTTCATCATCTTTACACAATGTGCGAATTGTATGGGTTCGTGGTCAGGATCCGGTAAGTTATCACCGTGCTTCTGTTTTAATTTTTCATAGATGGCCAAGGCCTTTTCGTCACTCATTAAAATATCTCTAGTTTTTCTTTATTGGTATTATTGAAGGTTTCAAATCGACACCAATATTTTTTAAATCCCATATATGAACATCATTCATCAAATCACTTTCTTTAATTTTTATTGGCTTAAACCATTCGTCTTTCCAATATTGCATTGGTTTATGTTTGTATGTATATTTTTCAGGTACGACATCCAGTTGAGGTAGTCCCATATTTTTGTAAGCATCTCTTGTGATAACTTGGTGTACAAAATTTGTAATTGGTCCACGATAGAACTGACACCAAGGTCCAACATCTAGTTCTTCCATATCTATATTAGTAACATCTGGCCATTGTATTAAACGTAAATCAATTCCGTTCCAATTCATCATGACATGATATGGATTATTATCCGATTTAGATATGGAGATTTCATCTCCAAGAATGTTTTTAATGTGCTTAATCATTTTACTCAAATAAGAACGTTCCTTATCCGAACTTCTTCCAATAAAACTACCACAACGAATTCTGAAATGGTCTATTTTTGGATTAGCCAATAATCTTATTTCATTTAATATTTCAGGTAAATGTTCATAACTCTCTATGGTATAACCGACATAAGCACAACCAGAACCATATTCCAATATGTTCTTTAAACCACGAAGTTGTTTATTATGTACTTTTAATCCTTGATAACTACTGTGATTTAATCCTACACATACACTTTTAAGTCCAGAGTGAAATATCTTTTTTGTCCAATCAGCATCACTGAATTTCAACACGTTTGATAATAATTCAAATTGTTGAAAACCCAAAGAGTCTATTCGTTTACACAAGTCGAAAAAATCCGGCCTCAATGTAGCCTCAGCTCCAGCCAACATAGGAATACCAGTTTTTGGAAAATCATCAATTTGTTTTATGATATCTTCTATTTTCCTATCTGTGATTTTATTATCAGGTAAATGATAACAATGTGGACAACTTAATTGACACCTATCACTAGCTTCAAATAAAATTTGATTGAATGAACTTTTTGATATTGTTAATTTTTCTTTTCTGTCCTCATACATTTCTTTGAGGTGTTCAATACCATAATAAAATTCAACATCCGTTTCCACAATGCTATGCATAATACCATGTTGCGGACATTTTTTGGCCATTAAAATCTTCTCATCATTTTCATACACAATTCCTGGTATATGTTTATAACAATGATTACAAAGACTAACTGTTTTATGTATGAAAAACATTATTCAATAAAATATCTATTAACAATTATTTCTAAAATTTCCATAACTTGTTTTGCTGTCAGTGAGTTGTCCTCTGCCAGCCTGTCTTCCAAAGGAATGATATGCCAGATCCAAGTACCTTCTTCTTCGAGAAATTCATGCCATGCAAACAAACAAACTTCTTCATCTGGACGGTGTTGCACCATATTACCAAAGGTGAAAGAATATGTATCGTGTTCAGGAAAAACAAAACCACGTTTTGCAGAATCTTTATGAATATAGATTGCATATGATTCTAGGTTTGTATTGCCGTGTTCTACATATTCATACTCACTATCTTCATTTTGGGTTTCTAAATCACCATAACCATCAAATGCAACTTTGATTTCGGAAATAGGTGATAGTTCTTCACCAATATCTAGAGTTCCGTCCCACTGAGACTTCTCAAGTATTTTAATTAAATATTCTTCGAATTTATTATAATCGTATTCCATTTATACCTCTTTGTAAATATTAGACCAGATTTTCAGTTTCTCTTTTTTGGCAATTCTGGCTGCGTTAATGTTACTGTCAGAAACAATACACTTCTCTACCATAATATCTATCATAGCCAAAAGGTCACCAATTTCTTCCTCTAAACTCTGCATGTTACTTTTGTTTGTAACTGGATGTACGGAGTCGAAACCGAAACGGAAAATCTTTGAGATTGCCTGCGTCACCTCAGCACATTCTTCCTGTGTGATACAGAAAATCTCTTTGGTCTTTTTATCCATTAATAACCTCATTCAACAAAACTTGCTTGCCGTCACCACCTTGGCACCAATTTTCGGCAATATCTTCCGCTTCACCCTCATTGTGAATTGTGGTTCTTTGTACCACTCTGTTCTCAACATACAAGGTAACTTCATAAACATCAAACTGTCTGTCAATGACGCCACCTCTGGAAAGTCTGGTCACTGTAGCTTTTCTACCTGCGCCATAATATTCTGAATAAATTTCCATGATAACTCCTTATGCAATTAGTCCAATAAAACGATTTAGTACAACACGACTGTTATGTTTACCACTATTGTACTTCGTAAAAGCGGAGGCGATACCTTTGAACGTTACACCCTCTTTAACTTCAAATGTAGAATCCTCATCGGTATCTAGGCCGTTTGACCGCAAGATATAATACTCATCATAACCAGTATTTTCTAGAATAGCAAACTTAGATTTTCTAAAGTTGTCCTTCATTTCTTCATGGTTCATTTGTTTTGGAAACCATTGGTGTATTTTACGATTAAAATCTCTACCGGTGATAACATAGAATCCAATAATATTGGAACCAGTTCGAGCTTTTAGTAAACGAATGAAAGCATTTGTCTGTGTTTCATACATACCTCTGTTATCAACCTTTTCTTCGTGTTTGGTAACAGGATCACGAATAACCAATCTTTCACATTTCATATGAACATCAGTTAGTCCATAGTATGAATCATGTTGTAAATACCGATTCGAGTTATTACTTTCACCGTCTGTTAGAAAAATTGTATTGACAATCTGTAATTTGTTTTTCTTTTGGAATTCAGGAACAATAGTCATTGCATGAACGATTGCTTGATTCAAAGGTGTGCCTTGCATATGCAACCAATGAGGTAGAGAACCACGAACATTAGCTAGACCAGCCATACAAACTAATGATGAACAGGCATAAGTGAATTCCGAACTAGACATTCTGGATGACAACAGGTTCATTAAACCATATGGTTTAAAGTATATGTCATTTACTTTTCGTACTTGTTGAGTTAGTTTTTCCCTATCAGTATCTTCAACAAAAGCAAACACTTCATATGGTATGTTCATTTTCTTACAGAACAATACCAAATTGATTAATTGTTTCATTGTGTTACCGATGTGTTCATGCATAGAACCAGACCAATCGAGGAACATAACAAGTCCGTGCGATTTACCACCAGGAACAACCGAGATTTTCTTAAAGATATCTTCACTAAAACCATAAGAATAAATTTTATTCATATTCAACTCGCCAGTTTTGGCAGTTGTTGTACGTTTCAGCTGGTCAGCATTCTTACGCATTTCAAACTCTTTAACGAGGTATGAAACTACCTTGTTACTTTCGTTTCGAATTTTAAGGAATGTTTCTGTTGAAGAAATGAAGTTTTCTTCTTTGTATTTTTTCCAGATATATTTGTGGTCAACAACATCTTTTGGATTAAAATATGGAATATTTGCGTATATGATATTACTTAATCTATTATCAAAAAGTTGTTTTTCATTTTCTTTATAAGCCGCATCAGTAAAGGAACGAATCTGGTCTTCCAGACTTACTTTCTTATCTTCTTCTACTGAATCAAACTCATCACTATCAGATTGTTTGTTAGACTCAACCTCTTGTTCTCCTACATCTTCACCATCTTCAAAAGTTTGTTCTTTTGAATTGCCTTGGTCATCAAAGTCAACTTCTTCATATTCTGATTGGTCTTCATCATCACCATCATCATTACCTTCAGCTTTAGCTTTAGCACGTTTTTGTTCTTCTTCTTCTAGTTTGCGTTTCATGTATTCGATAATTTTCTTCGATACATCAATAACATTATCATAGGTTTCGGTGGTTTCAACTTCATTAAGCAAACCACGTTCTTCATCATTGAACTGAATACGTAATGCTGCGCCGCCTTTGCAGTGCAGGTTTATGCGGTCAAGAAAATTCATCTTGTTGATATCTGTTCCTTTGATGCCAAAGAAATCTCTATCCATAAGCTCACCATAAGCTTTAACAAAAGAGTTTTTAAGACCTGGATATTTGTGCTTGATTTTGCGTTCAATGCGAGAATCTTCGACAACGTTGGTCACATCTCTAATAACATTTTCTTTTCTCGCTTTCAACATACCATCCATAGGTGTATAGAGAGCATGGCCAACTTCATGTCCTGTAAAAAGGTCATAAAGAGCACCGGATATATTTTTGTCCAAAACCGGAAGTGTCAAAATCCGATTCTTAACGTCAAAAGATGCTGTCGCTACTGCACGTTGTTCGACAACAAGGTTCTCGGTAGCCATCAATTTAGCTAAAAGTGATTTTGATTCAAGTAATTCCATTATTTTTTCTCAGTCATAACAATAACGTTGCCTCTTGGAGTTTCCTCAACTCTCAAATTTAACACAGTGCCTTCTTTCCATCCAGTTTCAGCAAGCAATTCATCAGGAAATTGCAATATTGCATCACCGGTGCCATCATCGGCTTCTTGCAAATCAATATAATAAGACTTACTCATAATATTCTTTCATTTTTCTGTACCAATCTTGGTCATTTTCGTGTCCTGTTAGTGCAGCCCACTTACGAATTACCTCATTCAAGTCAGTAAAATCGTAATTTTCACTTTTTTCGTTATTTTCTTCAGCTAATTCAATCATTTTCTAGTCCTTTGTGTGAATGTTTTGGTCTTCTTATGTATTTTACTGCAATTTTGTGCTTTTGTAAAGGCTTAATTGGTGTTCGACACACAGGACGTTGCAATTTTACAACAAAATTGATTTTTCGTTCCATTTTAGCGCCTCATACTTGAAATTTCTACAGCTTCTTCACTGTTAAACACAGGAACAGCGTTTGATTTGTGCATTGTTGCTATTCCCATCACTTTTGTACCAGTGTAAACCTTCGGTGCTGCTTTAGTAGCGACACCGTTACCTGTATTTAATGACGGATAATGCACGGTTTCACGGCCAGCAGGTGCCGACAACTTATATGTTAGTTGATTACTTGTGGATTTGATAGGTTTTGATGTTTGGTGTGATTTCAACCACGCATCATATTGTTCACGCACGGCTTTTGGTCCTAGTTTTTTCTTGGACTTTGCGATTCGAACATATATCATCATAAAAATCTCCTAAACAATGGTTGTATTATACACCATCCATCAAAGAGTGTCAATAGTAGTGTTGTTAATTTACAACATCAGTAATTAATTTTTTGGGATTTGTTATATCTTTGATTGGATTCAAAAGACTCATACTCATCGTAGTACTTTTGTTTTCTTTGTTGCTTCTGACGTTTTTTGTTTCTGTTTTCCTCTTGGAAATACTTCTCATCATCATAGTCTCGCTGGTTGCGAAACTTTCCAGAAAATTTAGACACTTTAATTAAACTCCTTGATTAATAATTTCAAATGTTGTGAATGTGATGCCACGAATACGAGCTTCTGGCATATCCTCTACGTTCGTTTCCGAAACATATATTATATTGGATGCGGGATAACATAATTTTATAAGTTTTAGTAAATTACAGCATGTTCCATCAAAATCATTAAAAGCAAACACCTCATCAACATGAGAAATACTCTCCACAAATTCTTTTCTTTGTTCGAATGTATTTCTGGTCTTATTTCGACATAACTCCATATAGGAGTCAGAATGAACTCCTACAACAAGCCAATCACATTTGGATTTGCAAGTTTTTAATAATTTAAAATCATTATAAGTTATGTAATCGAATTCACCTGATAAGACAATGATGTTTTCTTTTTTTGTCATGGCAACATGTCTGGAAATGCCTCTTTTACAAATTTATAGTCTAACCCTTTTACTCCCAAATCTTTTTGGAAGATACCCAATATAACTTCTGCTTCCCGTGGTTCAATTGATTCTAACATTTGAATTAGTAATTCATTTCTACGGTGTTCATTTAACTTTTCTGCGGTTGGATCACCAACTCTGAACATATACATTCTACGTATTTGTCCATTAATATTATCATGTGTAATACCAGGTAACATATCTGTTGGTATACGATAATTTTCTGGTAACTCTTTAATTTTCCATTGAATGTCTGGATGATAAGCCAATTTCAACACATCAACTAATGACTGTGAAAGATTTTTAGAAATTATATCCATTCTTTCTTTTTTATTCTTAGCCAGTTCAAATTCATCAAAAACTTCATATAGCGATTTCATTAAAATTCCCCAATAACATCTATTAAACTTTTAAGTTTGTTTGTAATTAAATAATCCAGTATTTTACCCTTAGGTGCTGGTTTGGTTTCTTCATAAGTATTTATAATTTTAGTCTGTATATCACCTGGTATATTTCTTAGGTCAATCAACGTCTGGTTGCGTGAAAATCCGATACGTGCATTTTCATCATCGTAGTCACCATAGTTTTGTGACATGAATTTGGTAAGTTTAGCTTCTGTCATAACCTTCTGACGAATCTCACGTACAAATGTGTCACTTGGTGAAATAATATTTGGAATACCATCACCTTTATCACCATGAATGATTTTCTCTTTTAATTCTTCAAGAGGATTCTTAGAAATAATAAATTTCTTCTGTGCAGGATTATATTGTTTGACTGTATAGTCACTTCTATCATTATACATCTGTAATTGTAAGAAGTCACCATCACTGGAAATAATAACAATATTTTCATGCATGATATGTCGAGGTACAAGTGTACCAATGATATCATCGGCCTCTGCGCCTTCAACATCAATAACTTTGTAGGGAAAGTTATCTCTGAGTTCTTGTTTGAATTTGGAAAGCATGTCGAAAATCATGTGCCAATCAAGGTCAGACTTTTCCCGTGTCTTTTTACGGTTTGCCTTGTAGAATGGAAAGAACTCCTTGCGCCAATACTTACGATTGTCACAACAGAGTACTACTTCACCATATTCTTCTCGGAAGTTCTTTAGGTGAGTTTTAAGTATCATCAGGACCATGTGTCTAATGAGCGATTCATCTAATGTGAATGTTTTTCCATA